ATGTACCCGCGGTGCCTGCCCTTTGCGCTCGCCGTACCCCGTCGGTACGATGAACGGTGCCCCGGATTTGATTGTGAACTTGTCCACGCCGCGAATGATGCGGCGCAAGGTATTGTCCGCCAGCGGCCGGACGGCAGAAATACCATACTGCTCGCGGATTTCGTCCTTCGTCGCAAAAATCGATGGGCACGGCAATGACCAGTCGATGATCTCCGCGGCGCTGCGCCACGGCAGCAGTTTGCCGCTGCGTACTTCCGCGCTGTCTCTCGGGGCATGTGTGCGCTCCGGCCAGACGATCGCACGTCCGTCGCAGCGGGCAATCAGCACCAGCCGACGTCTGGTCGTCGGCGCGCCGTAATCGGCCGCCATCAGTTCGCGCCATTCCACGGTGTACCCCAGTGCCCGAAGCTGCCCGACGAACTTCTGGAACGTCGTGCCGGCCAGCTTCTTTACCGGCTTTCCTTTGCGTACAGGCCCCCACGTCTGAAATTCTTCGACGTTTTCGAGGATGATAACGCGCGGACGCACCTTCGCCGCCCAGCGCAAGACGATCCACGCGAGACCCCGGATTTTGCGGTCAACAAGCGCCGCGCCCTTTGCCTTTGAAAAATGCTTGCAGTCCGGCGAGAACCATGCCAGCGCCACCGGCCGCCCTCGGCAAACCGTCTCCGGATCCACATCCCAGACAGATGCCTGGTAATGCTCTGTGTATGGATGGTTCGCCTCGTGCATCCGGATTGCTGCCGGGTCGTGATTGATCGCCGCATTGACGATGCGCCCCAGCGCCAGCTCGATTCCCGTGGACGCGCCGCCGCCACCGGCAAAGCTGTCAACGATGATCTCGCCGTCAAGTGTCTCCTGTGTGCGCAGCATCATGCATCCTCCCCCGGATCGCCGAGAAACAGGATTACGCCCCGGCGCATCTGCACCCGGTACGGCTCCAGCTCCCCGGCCATCATGTACTTGTGGCCGAAATGCTCCTTCATCCGCCACCAGACTTCCCACGGCACGCGATAGACCGCGCGGCCGCGCAGACACACCAGCACAAAGACCAGCGCGCCCTTCTGGGCGTGCGACTGCATGGCATATGCCTGTTCGTGCGTCACCGCGCTCTGCAGGATGCGGTCCTTATCCGTGGCCTTGGCCTCAAACACGACGCTGCGGCCGCCGTCAATCGTCCCCTGAAAGTCCGGCTGCGCCTGCTTGGTGAAAACCGCCTCGAACGACCAGCAGCCGCTCGGATTCTGATGCCGGCCGGAAATGACCTTGATCGGCTCCGGCGTTTTGTCGATCTCCGCATGGCAGACCGACCGGTAATATTCGCACGCGGTAAGGATCTGCGCCTCGAAGCTCTCGCCAAGCGCGTGACTGATGCTCCCCTGCGCCTGTCGCGCGGGACTTTTGTCCTCCTCGGCGTGGAAAAACTGCAGCGCCTTTTCATACGCTGCGGGATCCAGCTTGTGCGCCGCCTGTTTCTGATAGCGCGGCGGCAGGCTGTCCATGCTGATACCCATTGTGGATGCTCCTTTCTATGCAGTGTCTTTGATCTCGTAATACTCCTGCCACGGCCAGCCGCTCAGCTCATGCCAGCCGCTCTTATACTCCGACCCATCGTCAAAGCGATAGAGATGCATCCCCCGTCTGGCCTTCGGCTCTTTTCTCCACGTCTCGGCCTTGGCCACCTGATAGCGGATCTCCGGCTTCGCCATGCCGGCGCTGCAGGTATACCGCCGGCGGCGGATGCCCTGCTCGCGGCAGCGGCGCATGGTGGAGCGCGATTCCTTGATGAGGTAGGACGCGAGCTTTGCGTGGTTCTTGCGATTGTCGAGCATCTGGAAGCTGATAGACCCCGCGCCGTTGGTCACCTTTGTCCAGGCGGCGGCGATGATCTGCGCGTCGAAGCGCGGCAGGAGGATGTGATGATGCACGTTCGTCATGTGCTTGGTTTCGAGCACGGCGATGTATTTCAGGCGCTTGCCCGCTTTGGTGTACGCCTTGCGCAGCTCGCGGAAGAACGCGGCCCTGTCCCGCTCGGCCTGTTCCAGTGTGATGGTTTTACACCAGTAGTGCAGCACCAGGTGGAAGTCGCCATAATGGTAGTTGCAGTTGATGAGCCAGCGCAGATGTTCCTCGGCCACGCGCTCGTTGATGCGCTCCTGGCGGAGTGATGTCTCACCGGCAAATGCGCGCTTGCGCGGCTTGACCTCCTTGCTGTGCACACGGGATGAATACATTTTGCGGTGCTCGATCGTGTCGCCGCACACGACGGTGCGATGTACATACGGCATGATAGCCTCCCTGTCTGTCTCCGGTCGAGTTAGTAATTGGTCTTACCGACGCTGAAAACGCCTTGCGGCGTCAGCGTTTTTCGGCTTGCAGGGCGGGCAACTGTATGCTATAATATATATAGTGTAGCGCGCCCTGTGCGCTATTGGGTTTTCACCGCCTGCGGGTTTGACGATCTTCGCAGGCGGTGTCTTTTTATGTCTCTGTCTCCGGCGGCGCCCACATGACGCGCGCCCCGTGGACAACTTCCTGCCATGGGACGCCCCACAGCTCCGCCGCGCACTGGATCGCCGCAAACGGCGATGCGCACGGCACGACCACGGCCTTGCGCCCCGGGAGCGCCACCCGCGCGCGGCCATGCGCTGCCCAGCGGTCATTCCGGCGTCGCATGGCCAGCTCTGCCGGTGACATATATACGACCTCCGGACGCCTCATGCGACGCCGAGGGCGGTGAAGATCACGTGGAACAGCCACCCCGCCAGCGCGATGCCGGCGATAAAGGACGCACAGACGATGCCGTCCTCGATGCCCCAGACGATGTAACGGCGCACCTTGACCTTGGCGCGCGGATCTCCGAACACCTTCATTCGTCGTCACCGCCTTCTGCCGTGCGGTACAGCATCTGCATGTTGTTCGCGCAGATAGCGCACATCGGCACATCGTGGATATGCCGGACGCCGTCCACACTTCCGCAAAACGCACAGCCCGGCGCATACTTGCGCAGGATGATGTTGTCCGCGTCTGTGTAGATCTCCATGGGATCTCCCGTCCGGATGCCCATCGTCTGGCGCAGCTCCTTCGGCAGCACGATGCGGCCGAGGTCATCGACCCTTCTGATGATTCCTGTTGCTTTCATTGGTTTCTCCTTTCTCTTGGCCTATCTGGCCAGCTTCTGGGCGAGCGCCACGGCGCTGATGCCCTCTTTCCCGCTGACGTTGTACCGCTCGCGGCACACCCGTCTGCTTTGCCCTGTATAATTGCTGACGTCTGTCACCGTCAGCACCCGGCGGCCACCGGTGAACTTCAAGATTTCCTCCAGCTCAAGCCGGAAGGTTTCTTTTTCTCGCGGCATATGTACCTCTCTCCTTTTCGAAATCGCTTTCTGCGGCGTCATGCCAGAAGTTTCGACCACACCAGAATCACCAACGTGATCGAATTCAGTAGCGTAGCTATGGATAATAGGATGTATCCAGCTTTTGTTGGCTTCATAGAATTCGTCCTTTTGTTCCTTTCCGGCACTAAATGTGCTATTACGCTTGATATTTAGCGCAATATGTTGTATATTTAATGTATGCCGTGTTACCAGCACGGCGTACAATTCTCCAAAGAAAGGAGGCAGCACATTGCGCAATTCCAAGCAGACAAGCGCCAGAGCCGCGACCGCGGCGTCGAAGGTGCTTCGTGACGGTCGAACCGGCAAGGCCAGCAAGACCGCCGCTGCGAGCGCTCTTGCACAGCGCCCCAGCAGAAAAACCAAATAGCCTACCAGCTGAGCGAGGTGTTTTATGCGCCTCGCTCTTCCCTTTCTTCCCGGAACAGTACTTCGATACTGCACGATGGAAAGAACTGATCGCGCATCCGGAACGCCTCGTCCAGATGCAGCGGCGATCTGCCCGCTAGTTTCCGTGCCATCGTGTCCCGGCTGATGTGCAGCGCTTTCGCCATCTGGCCGATACCGATATTCCCGCGTGCCATTTCTGCCCGCAGATTCACGTAATGGATGTTAGAATAGTTCATTTCGCTCACCTCCAATCAAGTGTGTTGATTTGAGTTGCCCGCTCCGGAAAATTATGTTAGAATCGAAATGCCCATAAAGGAAGAAAGGTTGTGCTCTTCATGATTGCCTATCATCTCGACCGGCTCGGACGGCTTTCCCCCGGAATGACAATTGATAAGATCGTCTGCGAAAACACTTTCGGCCTACCCTATTTGTCAAATTGGGGAGCGTCTGTTTCTCGTGTCCCCGAACAGCTTGGCCTTGGCATTTTGGATACTTCTGCGTTCTCTTGTCTCAACATGTACAACATTGAAATTCAGGCTGAACACATCAGGAAATCCAATTTCCCGCACCTGCCGTCCCGGTTGTCATCGTTTTACGGCGTTTCCAGCCAAGAGGAACTTCTTGCGTGGCTGGATCTCCTCGGCCGCACGGAAAACGCTAGAGTTTTTGAAGTGTCCTATTCTGGTGACGCTCCGAAACTGGACGCTGCATTCCTGAATCTTTCAGCCACGAATGACCCTTTCCTGCCTGAGGCGCTGCCAGATCTGTGCAAGCGGCTCAGAAGATTCAGGATAACCTTGCTTGCTATTGGAATGGCGCGTTTTCAGCCGCTCCACTTCCGGAGCTCCTTCTCCCGCTCCCAGTCGCCGTCCTCCGTGAGATATCATTTCACGCGCCGCCAGATCGTTGACACCCACTCCCATTCCCCCGGCATATCATCCGCCCGGTTTGGGTCAAACGGAAACCCCAGCATGATTCCCACCGGAAACAGTCTCTCGCGTGCGTCTTTGCCCATTTCTGCGACATCGGAACAGTTCATTTCGCCCACCTCCAATCGAATGGATTGCGCGCGTTTTACGACGCGCGCTTGCTGTGCTCCAGCGCCATCGCCAGCCCCTCCGTGAAAGCGCAAAGCTGCGCCTTCTGCATCTCGTCCATGCTCTGCATCATGTCCGCCAGCCGCTCGATGGTTTTCTGCTCGTTCTTTGTAAGCATTTTCGTCACCTCCTCGCACTTTTTAGCATTGCTTTGCGTTTGATGTAAATCTCTTTGCAATGTCATATTATCACTTTGCAATATCCGTGTCAATAAAATTATCTCGTTTTTTCGAAAAAATATTGCAATGTGATATGCCGTGTGGTATATTCATTTCGAAAGGAGGCCTATAATGTGCAAAATCAAATAAAAGAACTGCGCAGCCACGTCGGCCTAAATCAAACCGATTTCGGAGCAAGGATAGGCGTCAGACAGTCAACAATCGCCGGTTGGGAAACTGAGCAGAGAATTCCGCCCGATTCCGCTATCGTCTCCATCTGCCGCGAGTTCCATGTTGACGAACATTGGCTGCGTACCGGTGACGGCAAGATGTTTACGGCGACCACGCGCGACGAAGAGATCATGGACTTCGTCGGCCGAGCGACCATTGGCGCAGGCGACGACTTTAAGCGCCGTTTCCTTCTGGCACTGGCCCGGCTGCCGGAGGAGCGCTGGGCCGACATCGAGGACTTTGCCCGGCAGATCACCGCCGAAAACGCGAAAGAGGAGCAGGATTGATTTCCTGCTCCTCTTTCTTTGCTTTTCTGTTTTTCTTTACGCTGCGCGCAGCAGTGCCAGCGTCAGCCGCAGCTTTTGTTCGCTTGCTTCATCCAGCAGCCGCTCAATTTCGCGCCGTAAGTACGTCCTCCATTCTGTTTCCGTCACAGCTCTCCCTCCCACAAATTCTCCACGGTCGTCCCCAACGCCCGCGCTATCCGAATGGCGAGGCGGACGTTCGGAATGCTCTTGCCCCTCTCTATGTCGCACAGTGTGCTTGTCCCACACCCCACCTTTCCGGCCAGCCAGCGCATGCTGACGCCTTTGTATTCTCTATACTCCCGTACATTGTTTTTCATCCTCGCCATAATCCTAGCATATTTTTTCGGCCGCATGTTGAAAACGTTCGGTATTCCGAACGTTTTTTGCTAACTTATTGCAATACTGCCCGAAATATGCTATTTTTCAATTATCAGCCGTGTGTCTATGTTGCCACATGACAGAAGGATGATATGTATAAACATCGGAGGATGCAGTATGGAGACGGAGCGTTCGTACACAAAAAGCCCGATTTACAAACGTTGGTGGTATATTGTTCTGATATTTATCTCTGTATTGTGCTCGTTTATAAATTCCATAAAACCAGCGCTTTTTATATTCTTCAGCATCGTCGATTGTTTACTTTTCATCCCGATTCTGAAAAATGTGTACACCAAACGCAAGCTCAAAAATAAGAGCATATCCGCTTTCGATGTGGCCTTGACATTTGGGATTATCGCAATATACGTCTTTGTGTCCGCCATTGTCATTGCTGCATCCTATGTCGGAAATGACCATTACGCAAATGCGGACAGCATCGGCACTACTTATCTGATTATCTCCGCATGCGCACTCATAATTAGCGTGGCTTTTGTCATCGGCGGTTCTGTTTCCGCGATCTCCCGCGATGGAATCAGAATTTTTACATCACCCCTCACGTACACCACAGAAGCCATTAACGCCGTACCCAAAGAAGTACCCGGTCCCTCCCCAACGGCGCAAAATACCACCGCAGCAGGTACTGATACTGTCAAGCAACCGCCAGTTGTCCCAGACCGTTTTGCGTCACTCGTTCTGTCGAAAATACCGTTTGCCTACACCGCAAAAGCATCCAGCAACGTTCCCGAGAACACACCGAAACGTACCCCAGCGGCGAAAAAAGCCGCTGAGGCGAGCGTTCACACCACCCAACAACTAAGCAAAGAACCCAAGACACAAATCAGCAACGAGCAATCCGACTTGGATATGATTCGTAAAATGGAACGGGATTTTCAAAAGAGTTACAAAACTGCATTCTCCCGCCTTTATAATCGCGATGACTGCCGCAGAACATTTGATGCACTAAAGAAAAAGTATGGTGATCCTACGCTCCCTTTGGCTGTGCATGTTCGCTATGGGCAGCTCTGCGAAGAATATGCCCCCAAATTTGCTTCTCCTAACCCGATGGGGAAAGTCGACCACATGGACGGGCATCACTTTGAGCAATATTGCGCAACCGTTTTGCGCAAGAACGGCTTTGTCAATGTGTCTGTGACGCCTGGGTCTGGAGACCAAGGTGTTGATGTGATCGCCGAAAAAGAAGGCGTGCGCTACGCCGTTCAGTGCAAATGCTATTCATCCGCCTTGGGGAATACGCCGGTACAGGAAGTATGTGCCGGTAAAAGCATGTATAACTGCCATGTCGGTGTCGTGATGACGAATAATTATTTTACCGCCGGCGCAAAGCAACTGGCCGAGAAGAACGGCATCCTGCTGTGGGATCGTGATAAGCTGCAGCAGATGATCGACAGCGCGATCAGCGAAGAAAGCACCGTGTGAGGAGGGTGACACACATGCAACCTGAAATCTATAGCGTCATGTACCGCCTAGTCCACAAATACGGCTGGAATTGGGGCCTCACGCGCGGCCTCATCAATCGCCGGTTCGGCACGAACTACACCGCCGATGAGCTGAAAGAGCTGTACAGGCGGCATTTCCTGACTAAGGGAGAATGAAGTGCCGCGAGACAAATCTATGCCAAAAATGTAAACATTTTATTCTATCCGCGAATTTTTTTATCATTTCTATTGATATTATTCTCTAAAAGTAATATTATTGCGCTGAGGTACATAGAATGAAAAGAGAAGAAGTGCTATCCTGGCTATGTGGCATACTCGGTGAACTTCTGTATACTCGTGAATTTTATCAAGAGTTGGTCGAGCTGATTGCCGAAACCGGTATTGAAGGAAAGCTTTTTGCTACACTCATCCGGCAGTTAAAAATGCTGTCCATGTTCGGTGCGCAAGCAGTACAGTCTAAAGAGTTTGAATCCATCGGCAACGGTCTGTTCAGTATGCACCTTACAGGCAACGGGTACAACATACGAGTGCTATATTCGTTCCTGCAAAACAAACAGCCGATTCTTTTGTTAGCCTTCTACGAGCGAGGAGGAAAGCGGAATACCGACTACACCAAGTATATCGAGCCAGCAAAAGCACGCCTCGAAGAAGCCAGAAAGGGAGATAACCATGAAAACGCCTAACACCTACGCACTACTGGATGCGCTTTCAAAATCCATGTCCCCGGCCGCAATCATGCTCGCAGGACTGCAGGGAGCAATCGCCGCGGAGATCTGCAAAAAACGCTTTGATCTCCACATGAATCAAAAAGAATTCGCCGACTATATGGGCGTGTCTCAAAGCACCGTGTCAAAATGGGAGAAGGGCGAGACAAACTTCACGCTCAATACACTTTCCCAAATCGCTGATAAGCTGCAAATCCCAATGCAATGCCCGTTTGTCACTACCGCTCCGCCGCACTATAATCAGGGGCAAATCTTTCGTTTTGACGATTACAGACCGTGCGAATGGCACACTGAATCTTCCGAAGTCGCAGAGTTTAAAACTCTGGATGACGCGGATGAATTGATGCAAATGTAATAATGGAGGTAGCTATGTATCAGTACGCAAACGGCTTTAGCTGTGCTCTCAGCGGAAATGGCAACGAATTTGTGCTTTGCTTCGCACAACAGTGTCCCAGTTTCGACGGCACAGGTAAACTCGACAAAGTCACAAAGGAGCCTGTCGCCTCTCTTATTATGAGCGCCGACAAGGCCAAAGAGCTTGCACGCGCTATCGAAACGCTTTGCAGCGCCGTCCTGCCAGGTGAAGATGCAATTCCCACGGTACCGGATATCAAATAAGAAATAAGAATTGCCCCGGTGCAGCGCACCGGGGCAATATGCAAACGCGAAGGTTTAGTTCTGTTTCATGAATTTTTCATCCAGAAGGTTCAAGTCCATTTCAAAACAGTTTTCCCGCCCCCGCTTTGTCTGGATCAGCAACCCTTGATCTCTCACATTATCCAGTAGCTTCCGGAGCGTTCCATAGCTGACACCGCAAACCTCCTGCAGCTCGGCAGTAGATATTCCGTCCTCCGAAAACAGTGCTGCCCGAACAAGAAAAATGTAGAGCATGTGCATTTTTTCGTTTTCACTCTCCGGAAAAGTGCCCACCAGCTTCTCATACCGACCCAACAGAATTTTCCGCCTCTGCAACCCATCTACAAGTTCCTGCATGGCTTTCAAGAGCATTTCCAACATCATCAACAGGAACGGCGTCAAATCGCCAAGATTGCGCGGATCATTGCAGACCCGAAACGCTTCATAATAGTCCTTGATGTTTTCTTTCACCGTTTCCGAAATGCGATAGGCACTCAGGCTCTCACATTTCTCCGCAATGCAGTAGCTCAGAATAAACCGACCCAGCCGTCCATTCCCATCATAAAACGGGTGGATATACTCAATCATATAATGGAAAATGCAGATCCGAAACAGCCACGGTATGGAATCATCATGCAGAAACGCGAGCGCCTTTTCCATTGCTTCGATAATCTTTCTCTCCGGTGTCAGGCCTGCGTGGATCACTTTCTCTGTTGCGCTGCGAATGGTAGTCTGATCCTTCCGAAAGATTTTCCCATCAGGGGCGTTTTGCGGATCCTCTGCAACAACTTCTTCCAGTACCAGCTCATCATAAATATTCCGGATATCTTCGCATGATGCCAGAGATACTGACTCACTTTTCGTAAGCTTATTATACTTATTGACAAGCCCGATAAACCGATGACGTTTCCCTTTTGCAGAAGATTGCTCATCGAGCACTGCAAGTGCCTCACCGATCTCTTTCCGGCTGCTGTGTACACCTTCGATCTTGTTCGTAAGGACAATTTCATCGATCAGGCACTTCTTCCTGTACTGCTGCAGCGCAATCGGCGGCAGATCCTTGCTGATCGAAAGAATCTTCTTGTCGCATGACATGATTTGAAACGCAAGGAGAATTACTTCATTATTTTCCTCAAAAAATGCCGGTTTTCCCGAAACATCAAAATCTATATTGATAGTAGCTCTTCCGTTCCGCCGGCTGGCATACTCCTGCTGATACAGTTCAGGATCCTTATAATATAATGTCCTTAAAGACTCATAGTTCATGTGAACACCTCTTGCTTTTTAAAATCCTCTTGTTTTGTTCGGTTTGATGCATAATATCATTGTTTAATTGCAAAATCAAGCGCTTTTTGTAATTAAACATTTATCCGTGCTATTATCTTTATAAATGTCCGCATATTTTGTTTTTATACAAAACCGCCCCGGTGCTGCAGCACTAGGACGGTAGATTTGTTGTCGGTATTCTGGACGCACAGAATAATGTACGCCCTTTATTTCTATTTTATGACTCTTTTTCTGGATTGTAAATATCCGATTGCACAAATTCCCCACTATGCAAGAACCCAACAGGAGGATGCCCATGGCAAGAAAAAGGACAAAATACACGCTGCGCAAAGACGGACGCATTGTCTTGTCTGACACCATCAATGGCGAACGAAAGTATTTCTACGGGAAAACCGACAAAGAAGTTGAACAGAAGCGTGATGACTATATCCGTGAGTGCGAAAAGCACGCGAACGAGGCTGCCGGCAAGGGCCGGACATTCGAGGCCATCGCCGATGACTGGTGGGAGCAGTGCGAACCGCGCCTGTCTCCAAACACCGTATGCGGTTACAGAACAGCAAAGAATCGCGCTGTGGACGCTTTCGGCGACCAGTATGTCACAGACATCACCGGTCACCAGATCGTCGTCTTCCTGCAGCGCTTCGCCGCGCGTGGCTACTCGCAGAAGGTCATCAACAACACAAAGTCCGTGATGCGGCAGATCCTCAACTACGCCTTCCTTTGCGGCGATATTGATGCAAACCCCTGCATCGGGATTCCGACCCCAAAAGGAAACCCGCGCGTACCCAGAAAGCCGACACCGCCGGACGACCTGCAGAAAATCGAAGAATCCAAGACAGAGAGCCTGTTCGCACGAATGTCGTATTTCATGGCGTACACGGGCGCACGTCGCGGAGAAGCCGCTGCGCTGAAGCAAAAAGATATTGACCTCACCACACGGACTGCGTGCGTCGCGCGTGCCGTTGCATATTCCGACACGCGAAAGCCGGTTCTCAAATCCCCTAAGACCGAAGCCGGCGTGCGCTACCTAGACCTGCCGGATAACGTCATCGAGATCCTGCCGCACTATGACGACCCGGAGACATTCATCTTCTTCCCTGACGGCTTGCCGACAAAGACGGAGCTGGAATCCGGCCTAAAAAAATACCAGCAGAGCCATGGCATCCAATCGACTGCGCATCAACTCCGGCACGCATATGCATCCATGCTGCACAGCGCGAATATCGATGTCAAGGATGCGCAGTATCTGCTCGGGCACTCTACCATCGCAATGACGCAGGATATCTACACCGACCTTGAGGACAAGCGTAAACAGCAGGTACACAACAAGGTCAACCGATACGTAAAACGCAGCAGAAAGTTGTCAAAAGTGTTGTCAGAAAGTGATAAGCACTGAAAACGTGTAATTCTATTGGGGTTCGAATCCCCGCTGGAGCACCAAAAAAATATTCCCTCGCCTTTTGGCGGGGGAATATTTTTTCTGGTCGCGCCCGGGGAGTCGAAGTTTATCCCCGGCAGGGGAAATCCCCGCTGGAGCACCAAAAATCTGCAAGCATCACAGTGCGCTTGCAGATTTTTACTTTTTCGTTCTTCACTCTTCACTATTCACTTCACTGTAAAATGTGCTGGCGCATGGCCATCGTTTATTTCACCGCTCCGCATGATTGCCGCCATCCGGCTCTGCGCGCACATAATCATTATCTACAATGATATCCACGCTCGCGCTGAGCCGGCAGGCATCCTGCAGAAAATACGGGTTTAGCCGAATGGACGGATATTCCCCGTCCTGATGCACCACAGCATAAATCGTCAAGAGCGCCGTACACGGCTGAAACTGCTCCAGGACCTGACGCAGTGCCCGCTCGTGTTCCGCGATAAAAGTATGCATCGTCCGTTGGACGACGTCACCATCAAAAGTATCGGTCTTGTCAAACGTGATCGTCCAGTATCCCGGATTCTGCGTGCCCGCATATGCATTCCACCGGCACGCCCGCTGCCGTTTGGCCTCTGTCGGCTGCACGCCAAGGATGGAAGAAACCGCGTCGATCGGGAAATCCACATCAAAGCAGAGGCTGAGCTCGCCCCAGACCGTAGGCGGCAGCGGCGGCGAAAAGCAGAGATCGTATTCTTCCACGCGCATTTGTCACCTCTCCAAATCCATTCGATGGCCCTATCATAACACACATCCGCACATGCAGCAACACGCCGACGCGCGCACCCCCCCCGTCGTGTTGGCGCAGCTACTTCTGTTTTGTCAGCTGCTTCACGCTTTGGTGCACGCCCGTCGCGGCCCAGCCGGACACGATGCCGACCGCGGCCGCATTCAACCAGTCGTGCGCCGGAAAGTCCGGCACACCCATCGCCCATGCGACGACGCCGAGCACCAGCCCTGCCGCGCCGCAGATGGTCGGTATCCATTTGTCTGCCGCACCGGTCGCCTTGACGGCCATGCCGATGAGATACGCGATGGCGGTAATCGCCGCCACAGATGCAATACCAAGTTCCATGCCCTCACCTCCTATCCCGCTATTCCCTATGCGGCGGCGGGCGCAAATGTGCAACAAATCGCTGAAAAGGATGGACTTTCCATCCTGTATGTGATAAAATTGGATAAACAGTCGAAAAAATCAAATACAGGAAAGCGAGTGCGCATTATGGATTTCATTGACCAGCTCAAACAATTTTCTAAGCGTGTGGACACTCTGAAAGACTCTATCCAGACAGAGGAAGCCACAAAAACCGCCATTATTATGCCGTTTTTCTCTATGCTTGGCTACGATGTTTTTAATCCGCAGGAATTCGTTCCAGAGTACACTGCAGATGTAGGCATTAAAAAGGGTGAAAAAGTTGATTACGCCATCATGAAGGACGACGCGCCTGTCATCCTAATTGAATGTAAATCTATATCTGAAAATCTGGAACGTCATGACTCCCAGCTTTTCCGCTATTTCGGCACAACGGATGCAAAATTCGCAATTTTAACAAACGGTCTCATCTATCGCTTCTTTACCGATCTGGATAATCCCAACAAAATGGATAGCGATCCGTTTTTGAGCATCAACATTCTTGATATTCGTGAAAATCAGGTACGTGAGCTTAAAAAATTCTGCAAATCAGAATTCGATATTGATTCCATTTTCAGCACTGCATCGGAACTGAAGTATGTACACGAGTTTAAAAACCAATTTGCGGAGCAGGTAGAAAATCCGTCCGACGAACTGACGCGGCTTTTCCTGCAAGGGTGCTACACCGGCCAGAAAACGCAGGCTGTCATTGAAAAGTTCCGTCCCCTCCTGAAAAAAGCGCTCAATGATTATATCAGCGAGACGATGAACGATAAAATCAAAAACGCGCTCGGCGGCTCTGGCGGCAGTGTTTCCGTCTCTGAAAAGCCAACGGCGGAACCAGTAAGTACAGAAAAAGATGCGGATGTTTCTGACAGCAACGAATCGAAAATCGTGACGACGGAAGAGGAACTGGAAGCCTACTTCATCATCAAAAACCTACTGAAAGACGTCGTTGACCTGCAAGACATTACATACAAGGACACAGAGTCCTATATCAATATTCTCTACAAGAAAAATGCCCGCAAATGGATTTGCCGCTTAAAACTCACCGACACAGTGAAAACACTGATTGTGCCGGACGAGGAGAAAAAGGGCCAAAAATTCAACCTGACGAGTGTATACGATCTGGAACAATACAATGATCTGCTGCACAAAATATTGGCTCGTTATATGTGATTCCAGCGCAAAAAGAGGGATGCAAAATTGCATCCCTCTTTTCAGCGGCGCTTGCCATCCCGCCAAAATGCACGTATAATCGGGCCATTGAGACAAGACAAGGAGGAATCCGCATGGAAAACACACTCAAACAGAAGCTCGCTGCCGGCGCGCAGCCTATCGGCACCTTTTTTGACACCGCCAGCGTGAGCCTTATGGAGTGCCTCGGCCGCACGGGGCTCGACTTTGCCATCATCGACAACGAGCACTCCCCCGTCGAGGCCGAGACCACCGCCGCGCTCGTGCGTGCCGCCGAGCTGAGCGGCATCTGCCCGCTCGCGCGCGTGCGCGAGATCAGCCGCCCCGCCGTGCTCAAGCTGCTCGACGTCGGTGTTCAGGGCCTGATCGTGCCGAACGTCAAGACGCTCGCGCAGGTGCAGGAGCTCGTGAACTACGCGAAATATTACCCCATCGGCCAGCGGGGCTTCTGCCCGTCGCGCAAGGACGGCTGGGGCTTTGACGGGCTCGGCTCCGTGCCGGAGACCATGCGCCACTTCAACGGCGAGACCCTGCTCTTCCCGCAGTGCGAGACCGCCGAAGCGCTCGCCATCATCGAGGACATCTGCGCCGTGGACGGCGTGGACGGCATCTTCGTCGGACCGTTCGATCTGTCGATCTCGATGGGCATGCCGGGACAGTTCGACGCGCCCGAGTTTCAGGCGGCCGTCACGCGCATCGTCGCCGCCTGCCGCGCAGCCGGAAAGTACTGCATGTTCTTCACCGGCACGGCTGACGGCGTGATCGACGGCTTCCGCAGGGGCTTCGATGCCATGGCCTACAGCCTCGACGCCGCGCTGTTCATTCAGAGCGTGAAGCGCGATGTGGAGGACATCCGCAGCCGGCTGCAATGAGATAGTATATGACGCAAAAGGCGCGCACCAACCGGTGCGCGCCTTTGATGCACATGCATTATTCTTCTACTTTGACAATCTCCATCGCAGAATCCAACAGGAGATTGATCAGCTCATTGCGCGAACGGTTCGTCTGCGCGGCCAGTCGATCTAGCCGATCCAGCATCTCCTCTTTCATGCGCACAGATACAATTTTATAGCCATCGTCGCCGCGGCGCGGCGTCTTTTTCGTGATTTTAATTTCTTTATCCAT